TCTCAATTCTTTTATTGTTTCACGCCATTTAAGAACACTGCCTTTGCTGCTAATTGCATTATAAATGCTTCTAAAATCATCAACACCGTCAAAAATACCATGTGAATCATAAGGAACAAAGTCGTTACCCTTCCAACCAATATGTGAAATACTATCTAACTTTTTAATGTCGTTGATATTCATTATTTCATTAAAATAATTTATATAATATCTGACATTTTCGCTTGTAACATCCAAACCATCATCACTTAACAAAAGCAACTTTTGATTAATTGACAACTGGCTTTTATCAACGATTAACTCACGCCATTGATTTTCTTTATAAAATATAATCTTAACTTTTTCTTTTCCTGTATCTTCATTGATATATCTTTCAACTGGTAATACAGGAATATATGAAAATTTAAAATTGGTTCTGTCTGTTATTCCATTGATGTTGCAAGTATAACTGCCCATATTGTAGTTTTCAATATCATATTTGCATTTTGGTAATTTTAAATTGTCGCCAATTGGTATTTTGTCACTTAACAACCTTTCATACTTTTTTAAACTTTCTTTAAAACGCTTTTCAACACCCAATCTTCTAGCTTCTACAAAAAGAAAATCTTCACGTTCAATTTTGTCTAGATCATTCATTTTAAAAAGGTCAATAAATATTTGCTTGTCAAACAATTCTTTTTCGCTCATATTTATTCTCCTTTCTATCTGACTTTTTCAAAATAATCTTCTATTTCAGCATTTTTGTCTAAATATTTTGTGATACAAAATGCAACAACTTTTCTGCAAGCAACTTTTCTGTTTATAATATTTGATAAAGTTGGCTGTGCAATACCAATAACTTCACTTGCTGTTACTTGCTTTGTTTTAAAATCAACACCTTCTTTAAACTTATACATCTTTTTCAATCCTCCTTACATTTATAATTTTACATTAATAAAAATACAATGTCAATATAAAGTAGCATTAAAAAAAGCAACTTTTTTGTTGCTTTACATTTTATATTTCAAAAGGTATATCACCTGTGTCGGTTTCAACAATACTTGCGCCAAATATTTCTTCTGCTGTTGCAGTTCTTCGATGATTTATGTATTCTTCATAATCAACATAACTTCCATCAAGTTTCTTAACTTTTGGAATTTTAACTTCTTTTAATTTGTCAAGCGAACGGATTTGCGTAAGTCTAACTGATGTTCCAACAGTTCCGTCTTGCTTTTCGAATTCTTCCAAGCCGAACACTCCGACTGCTTTTTTGCCTGCTAATTTAGTTTCGTCCATGTCGAACTTAAATCCTGTGTTGCTATTCTCAACTGCCGTGATCATGCCTTTAAGCATTCCTAGATTTTCTTTTTTTAATGAATAATACTTTGTTGCGTTTGGACTCCAAATTTTATCGCTCCTTGTATTGTTGTCGAATTGTTGTTGAAAAAATCCACCTTGCTTGTCGCTTTTATCAATGTCGACCTGTACTCTTAAACTTTCATTTCCACTTTGCCCTGTATATTTATCTGCTTTTCTAATTACTATTACATGACCACCAAGTTCAAGTGACTCATAGTCACCGAACTCTTTAGTTTCTGTTTCTTCCCATACATTTTTATCAATATTTAACATTATTTTTCCTCGCTTTCTTCTTTATCTAATTCATAATATTGCCAGTGATAACTACCAGCAGTTTTTCTATTTTTTCTACATACTTCACCGATAGCTAAAATATTTGTTTTTCTTTTAGCTTCTTCGATACTATTATAAATTATACCTGTTTCTACACATATTACTTTTTTTGAACAAGCAATATTAGGTTTACCTAAGTGTGCTTTTCTTAATTTTTCTCTAACTTCTTTTGTGTGAGTTTTACCATAAAAACCATTATTTTTACCACTCATAATTTTTGACATATATTCTTTCCATTCTTTAGTATGTGGTTTATTAAAATTATGATTTTTTTCTCCCATTTGTGATTCGCTTATTTTCTTTTTTACACTATTGCTATGTTTTCCTATTGAATTACCACCATTTTCTATATTGTATCCATTTTTTTGATTAGTTGTTTTATACTTAGCAATAAGTTCAATTTCCTTTTGTTCTGCTTGCTCTTTTGATAAATTAGTAAATAATATAATATGTTGTATATTACTCCAATCATATTTTTTAATAGCATTTGTAAAATGTTTATTAAATCTATAATTTTGTCCTTTATTCCATCTATCTTCTGGATTTCTTCTTGTTATTCCAATATATTTTTTACCATTAGGACAAATATGCATATAAACTGTATAATTATGTTCTTCCAATACTTACACCTCCTTTTGCCATTTATTTAAGCAAAAAGGACTTATATAAGCACTGGTATTTATGTCGAGTAAGCACCAATGCTTATATAAATCCTCTTTACTTACTCGACAATATAATTATATCATATTTTTAATATTCTTTCAACTCTTTAATAATTTCATATAAATCATTTTCAATGTATTGTTGTCCTTCATAGCTTCCCATTGGAACTCTAGCTGTTGAAGTTGGTGAAGTTGTTTCAAATACATAATTACCATTATTATTTTTAGCAATTAAAACTGTGTCAAAATATTTTTCAAGCCCTATCTTATTTAATTTTTTACCATTTGTAAGAAGTCTTGTAAATCCTTCATCATCAGTTTGTGTATGTCCTATAAAAATAACTGTTAGATCATCTCTTAAGTCTGGAACTATATTTATTAAATTAAATATACAACTTGCTAAATCTACCCATTTATCATAGTTTTTATCTTTGCTTCTTCTCATTTCATCAGCAATCATTATTGAGTTGATAGTATCTATTGCAATATATTTTATATCCTCTCTTTTTTGACTGATAGCCATCATACATTGCAATATTTTTTCTCCTTCATTACTTTTAAAATAGTTCTTTTTTTCTTCGTTAAAATCATTTTTCCAACCTTTATAATTTAACCCTTTTTTATCACAATCTATGTAATATAATTCATCTTTTGGAATATTACGAAGTGATACAGTTTTACCACTTGCAGGTTCTCCCATAACCAATAACATTTTTGCCATTTTATTAGCCCTCCTTAATTCTAAAATATTTTTTACTTCTTTTTCTAAATAAGGCACATCTACAATTTCATATGTTTCATTATTTTCAGTAAAGTAAACTATAAACATTTCATCTACTTTTATGTTTGTATATTTTTCTATTAAAAATTTATAAATAGATAACTGAATTTTATAATGGTTGTAAGCGTCGTCATTTAAGTTATTTAATGGAAATTTCATTGCTTTTTTATATGCCTTTTTATTATAACCACTCATCTCTTTGTTAGTTTTGTAATCTACCAAAACTAAACCTCCAGTTAATTTGTTATAAAATAAATGATCTATATTTGAACAAATATCATAAGAACTACTACCAACTGTATATTCATCAGCTAAATGCTCTAATTTATCTTTATAATCTTTATAAAAATTATCTGCTTGTCTTTGACATTTATCGACTGCTTCTAAATATTCTTTGCTTTCATCAAAAGTTAGTTTTCTATATTCATTACCACTAAACAAAGATTGAATCCATTCATGTACTGTAGTCCCCTTTTCACAACTAAAATCTCTTTTATAATGCCACTCATTTAATATTTCTTCAATTGATTTATTATTTTTAGTAGCAACTCTTTCAGCCATTTCTTGTTCATTAAATTCGTTAACATATTCATGAATAAATGTTGTAACTGACATACCAACTCGTTGACCTTTGTATTCATAGTGATGGTCTTCCTCGAAAAATTTGAAATCTTCAAATGCCTTATTTAACTCTTTTAAATAATCTTCTTTTTCCATCACTTTCTCCTTTCATAAAGGATTTTACGAATGTACGAACTCAAAGTTTCGTGTTTTTCTTTCGCTTCTTTTTCCAGTTCTTTTTTTAATTGCATGTCTAACGCTAAACAAATTCTTATCATCTTATACCTCCTAACTATATACATTTTAGCATACATTATATATATAATCAATATAAAAACGATATATTTTACACAATAAAAAAACTAGGCGTAAACCTAGTTTTCCATTATTTCAATTGCTTCTATTCTCAATGCTTGACCAACACTTCCCAAAGTTGCAATTCCATCAGCGTCAGTCCAACAACTCCAACCACTACCTTGAATGTGAACACGATATTTAATACCTTCACATTTTAAACATAAACATTCAAACCTTTTTGCTTGTTCTGTTGTTCCTATAATTGTGTTTTTATCAATTTTGCCATAATCAATCCAACCGTCTTTTTGAATATGTGCTTTTGCATATATTGGCTTATCATAATCAATTTGAATAGCTTCAAGTCGTCTTGCTTCACCTGTTGTGCCACTTGTTTGACCATCATATTTCCAATCTTGCCAACCTGTTTTTTGCAAGTGCGCACGATATTTTATTTTTGGTGGTTGAGGTTGTGGCTGCGTAAATGTTTTCCAATCTCCATTTACCACTCCACCTAATACATTAGTGTCATTTACCCAATAACAATCGTCAAGGTCATATTCATTATTAAATTGATAATTGCCATATTTGTTTTTATACCAGCTTGTATCTTTCGACTGGCTAATTTGTATGTGGCAGTGAACACCTGTTGCGTTGCCTTTTGTTCCCATGTTTCCTAGTTGGTCGCCTTGTCTTACAACTTGCCCAACTTTAGCGTCAAACGTATCATCATGTACTGTCATAAATGTAGCATAATCAATCCTACCATTGGCAAAGCGTACTTTGTTTAATGATTGCCACATCGCTTGCCCTGAACTTGGATAGGTTATGACACATTTTACATCGCAAGGCGCATAATATGGGTATCTTACGCCAGGTTGCAATCCTCTAACATCATTTGCCATAATTCCTTTGTGTGAAAATTCTGAATTTGATCCTTGAGTTATATACATTTCAGTAAATGGACACAAAAAATATTCTATACCATCTTTACTTGCTTTTTGTCCCTTTAACATCTTATCACTCCTCTCTGTTTAAATATTGAATAATCATGTTCATAACTGCTGAAATACCACCAGCTATTGCACCTAGTATAGCACTTTTTAACATTGTTTCGTTAACACTTGTTGCATTATTTAATGAAACTATCATACTTGCCAAAAAACCTTGTACGAA